TACGAGAAAGGAGAAATAGATGAGTAATATAAACTTTGAAGCAGACCAAAGAGAAGATCTGCACAACATAAAAGATGCACAATCTTTATCTGATCAAGTTGTAAAACTAAAACAACTAGAAGATCAACTTGAATCAAAAGAAAAAGAATTAAAAGAACTGAAACGACATATCGAATTAGTTTCTGGTGAGGTTATACCTACCATGATGCAAGAGATGAACATCTCTACATTGAAACTAGCAGATGGTTCTTCAGTTGAAGTAAAACCAGTTTATGGTGCTTCTATTACAGTAGCTAATAAAGAAGCAGCCTATACATGGCTTCGAGAAAACGGCCTGGGTGATCTTATTAAAAATGAGATTACTGTTTCCTTTGGTCGTAACGAAGATAACAAGGCATCGCAATATGCGATCCTTGCGCAAGGTCAAGGGTACGAACCTGTCCAGAAATTAAAGGTCGAACCTATGACACTTAAAGCATTGGTCAGAGAGCGTCTGGAATCTGGACAAGAGATGCCCTCTGATCTATTTAATGTGTTCGCAGGAAACAGGACCAAAGTAACGAGGAGTAAATAAACATGAACCAAGTAGCAGAGAAAAAGTCTGCAGGTCTTCCAGCAAATATGTTTGAAGACGATGCAGCAAAAGGTTTGGGTACAATAGGTCAAGAAGATCTTGCCCTGCCTTTTCTAAAAATCCTTGGACAACTCTCACCAGAAGTTAATAAACGTGATGGTAAGTATGTCGAAGGTGCAGAACCAGGAATGATATTCAATTCTGTTTCTGGAGAACTCTATGATGGAGTGAAAGGTATCGATGTTATTCCATGCTTTTACAAGTTGGAGTACATTGAATGGAAAGATAGAGGAGAAGGACCAGGTGCACCAGTTGCAATCTATGATTCTTCATCTGATATCATGTCCAAAACAAAACCTGATGCAAACTATAAAGATAGATTACCAAATGGTAATTATATTGAAAAGACTGCATCTCACTTTGTTATAGTATCGGGAGATAGTCCATCGACAGCTTTGATTTCTATGAAGTCTACTCAATTAAAAATTAGTAGAAAGTGGAACTCAATGATGTCTGGTATTAAAATGAAAGGTGCAAACGGAATGTTTACACCGGCATCTTTCAGCCACATTTACAAACTAAAAACTACTCAAATGTCAAACGATAAAGGCACTTGGTTTGGTTGGGAAGTTAGTAAAGTTGGCCCAGTAACTGATAAAGGTCTTTACGATCAAGCTAAAGCATTTAGTGAAAACATTTCTAAAGGAAGTGTTAAAGCTAAACATGGCGAAGATAAACCAAAGGACCAAGCTAGCATTATATAATTCCTAAGGGAATATGTGCACACTGTGGGCCAAGCGGGAGACTGAGTGGCCCACATAAACAGTTATGGAAAAATACATAGAATTTTTTAATGGATATAGAAATGCCTACGGTGTAGCTGACTTTAATCACCAGGACTCTAAAGTCGATCCTGAAACAGGTAAAAAGAAACCTGTATACAGGTGGAACTTTGAAGAACTTACTAAAGATATTTATCAGCAACACTTAGAAGGTAAACTGTCAATAGGTATACAACCTTGCACAGAGGATTCTGAAGTTAAGTTTGGAGTCATAGATATAGATCCAAAAGACTATGCTGATTTTAATAAAAAAGATTACATAGATATTATACAACAATACGAATTACCTTTACTACCAGTAGAATCTAAAAGTGGTGGGTTACATTTATTTTTATTTTTAAATGACTTTACAGATTCTAAAACTGTAAAATCTTTTCTTACAAATCTATTATCCTTGTTTGGACTTAAACAAGACACAGAGATATTTCCAAAACAAACACAGTTAACAAAAGATAGTGAAACAGGTCAACTTAGACCAGGACAATTTATAAATCTACCATACTTCGGAGAGGAACGTAAAGCTTTAAACGTAGATGGCACACCATTTACACTACAAGAATTTATGAAAGTAATCAGTGCAAACCTGGTTACAAAAGAAAGACTGAAAGGAATTACAGAAGAAATTGAACACAAAAGTATGGAAGGTGTAGACGAAGAGTTTACAGAGGGTCCACCATGTCTAGCAGCAATATCTAAATTATCTAAGAATGAAAACTTTGATGGCAAAGATAGATTTATGTATAACTATCATGTCATGGTTAAGATGAAATATCCAGACAACTGGCAACAGAAAGTTATGAATGCACCGGTAAAATATTTTGCTGGCGTACATGCGAATGCGTGGGATCAAAAGTTTTTAAATGCAAAAGTAAAATCTTGGAACAGAAGCTCCAAAGGATATACCTGCACACAGAGTCCATTAAGTGAGAATTGTAAGAAAGGTATATGTGTTAAGAAAAAGTTTGGAGTATTGGCAGGATCAAAAGGTTCTTATCCTGTATTAACAAATCTAAAAAAGATAGACCTAGATCCAGAACCAGAATACGAATTCGATGTAACAAAACCAGATGGTATTGGTACAGCTACAGTGCACTGTAAGAATGTAGAACATTTAAACGATCAACGTAAAAGACGTAACTCAATATCAAAAGCTGCAGGATTTTTACCGCCATTAATTAAGAACGATGAAGAGCAAGCTGTAATGGATGCATTGTATCAGACACAGAAAGTTGTGCAGCCACCGGTTGGTACATCACCAAAAGAAAAACTACATGATGTAATACATGCAAAGATAAACGGACCAAAAGCTACAAGTGATGCTGCATTTAAAACTGGGTCTGTATTGATAGAGGACGACTACGCATTCTTTAAGTTTGATAAATTTTATGACAAGTTAAAGGCAAAGAATTGGAAATATAGTGAAGATAAAACAGGACGTATGATGCAGGTATTGTATCAAGAATGTGAGATAGAATTTTTAGAACAAAAAAGATTTCCGTCAAAAGAAGCAGGTAAATACCATTCATCAACTAAGAATATTATACAGATAAATATAAAATCTTTTGAAGAGGTACCTATACACCACACTAAGACAAAACATAAGACGGACATAATATGATTAGTAGAAAATTATTCGGGCCTCCGGGCACAGGGAAAACAACTAAGTTATTAAAATATGTTAAAACATTTTTAAAACTAGGTACACCCATAGATAAGATAGGATATTTTGCATTTACAACTAAAGCTGCAAACGAAGCTATAGATAGAATGCTAGACTATCACACAGCATTTGAAAGAAAAGATCTTAAACATTTTAGGACACTACACTCTTTTGCTTTTAATCAACTCGGTATGAAAAAAGCACAGGTTATGCAGGACGAACACTACGAAGATATAGGTAAAAAATTAGGTATAGAAGTTACAGTTTATTCTAATGGTGAAGAGTCCACTGGATTTATAAATTCTGACAGTGAGTATTTTAATTTAATCAATGCAGCTAGAATAAAAAATATATCTATTGAAGAAGAGTATAACACTGACATGTACTCACAAGATATGGATAAAAGATTACTACAAATTATTTCTGACGAGGTGCAAAATTACAAAGAATCTTTTCAACTGGTAGATTTTACAGACATGATAGAAAAATTTATTGTGTCCAAATTGTGTCCAAATTTTGACATAACATTTATTGATGAGGCCCAGGATTTATCACCAATACAGTGGAAAATGGTAGATATTATAACGAAAAATTCAAAATATATTATATTAGCAGGCGATGATGATCAAGCAATTTATGGCTGGGCAGGTGCAGATGTAAAAAAATTTCAACAAAAGTTTTCAAAGAAAGACATAATTTTGCCACAATCTTACAGAGTTCCATTAAAGGTACAGGACATAGCAGATAAGATATTAAATTTAATACCAGATGACAGAAGAATTAAAAAACAATGGCAAGCAAGAAAAGAAGTTGGTGATGTAAATTATGTCTGTAACCTTGAAGACGTGCCACTGGACGAGGGTAATTGGTTGGTGCTGGCCAGATACAATGACAAACTAAATAGACTTAAACCTTTTTTAAAAGAACGTGGTATTTATTTTGAATACAAAGATAGAAAAAGTTACAAGGTAACCTTGTTTAGAACCATTCTAAACTACATACGATGGCAGAAAGGTAATGACTTATCTCTACCAGAGGTAAAAGATATATTTGAGTACACTAGCACTGATGAAGAATTAACAGAAGAAAGAATGTACAATCTTGAAGAGTTTGGTTATGATAAAAATATACCATGGTATGATGAGTTTACATCTGACTATGAAGAGTGTTTATATATACGAGAGATGTTAAGCAATGGAGAAGAATTAAGAAAGGACCCGAGAGTAAAATTATCTACAATACACTCTGCAAAAGGTGGTGAAGCAGATAATGTATTATTAATATTAGACAATACAAAAACAATACGAGAGGCATTAGAAAAAAGCACTGACAAACAAGACGAAGAACACAGAGTTTGGTATGTGGGTGTAACAAGAACGAAACAAAATCTGTACATCATGGCAGCAAAAAAGGAGGATCAAGGTTATGACATCGAAAGTTTGGGATAAGCAGCACGGAGGATCACATTATCAAAAATATAAAATACAGCCAAGTAAGTTTGTAGTTGAGAATGAATTGCTATATCCTGAGGGTTGTGCTATAAAATATATTATTCGTCATCGCGACAAGAATGGGAAGGAAGATATATTGAAAGCCATACATTTTTTAGAAATGATTATTGAGAGGGACTACAGTGAAAATTCCTAAGTTTGAAGCACAAACAGAATGGGTAAAACCTAGTGAATTTCCTGACTTACGTCATGTAGATGAGATAGCCATTGACCTGGAGACAAAAGATCCAGACCTGTTAAAGAAAGGATCTGGTTCTGTTATAAAGAATGGTGAGGTTATTGGTATTGCTGTTGCTACAAAACACTTCAAAGGATATTTTCCTATTGCACACGAAGGTGGTGGTAACATGGATAGATCAAGAGTTATGTCCTGGTTAAAAGATATTTTAGAATCACCATGCACCAAAGTTTTTCACAATGCAATGTATGATGTCTGTTGGTTGCGGGCAATGGGATTTAAAATAAATGGTGACATAGCCTGCACTATGATAGCTGCAGCGTTGACCGATGAGAATAGATTTAGATACGATCTTAATAGTTTATCTTGGCACTATCTTGGTTATGGTAAGAACGAAGCTGCACTTGCAGAAGCTGCAGAAGAGTGGGGCATAGATCCAAAATCAGAAATGTACAAACTACCTGCAATGCATGTTGGTGCGTATGCAGAACGTGATGCTGAAGTAACGTTAGGTCTTTGGCAAGAGATGAAAAAAGAAATTATTAATCAGGACCTAGAAGATATATTTGATTTAGAATCTGATCTGTTTCATTGCCTGGTTGACATGAGATTCAAAGGTGTGCGTGTAGATATAGAACGAGCTCATGC